ATTTCAAACAAAAACCGGATGTGTAAAATTTCGAACTGAAGAAGTTTCATGTGGTCCGAATGCAACATCTTTGAATTTCGTCGCATCACAACACAAATGATCGCTGAGATCTTGAGAAAAAAGGAATCTGCAATATTTTTGTCATTTTTGATTGGATTTGGAATCGCGGTGCTTCTATTTCATCGTCCTTATTTTTCAAAACGAACACTGTCACTTCCTTTAGAACAGGTACATGGTGTCACTGTGAAGTCTGGAAACAAATGTTATAAGTACTTTGCGGAAGATAGTCAATGTGAAATCCTTCCTTCTAAATAAATGGAGGGTGCAACTGATTTAAGTGAATTGCTTGGTTCTTCACCTGTTCAAAATCCTTCTCTGCCACAGTCGACTACATTTTCTCCGATTGTGACAGGTGGCGGTGATCCTTTTATTAGTCCGGTAAGTACACAGGGTGCTCCCAAGACAACTACGTTAAGTCAAATACAAACATTTAATACGCTTCGTTATTCACTCAAAAATTTGCTTGTATATATTGCATTTTTTGTCGGTGCATTCGTAATTTCTCTTTCAACTCCTCGATCACTAATTTTGCAGTATATTCCGAATACGTATACTTCAGGTGGTGTTCCTTCGTATATGGGTGCTGCTATTCTGGCGGCAGTAGCAGTTGCAATTGGATATGTTGTAGGAACTCTTACAAATGCGTTATTTTAAATTGAGTAAACAACTTTTAGAAGACCATATTGTTTCATACATTTTTCAAGGAATAATTTACAATTGTAGCAAGGTTCTGAATTTCTGATTTCACTTTGTTTGTTGAGACGAATAACTTCAAGAGTACACCCGCGTAGTTGTGAAATATCTCCTAAACGTTTCACAACTGCTCGTTCCGCATGTAAGCTATAATTATCCCACCCACATCCGTTTGACCTGCTTCCTATTCTATTTCGTGCTGTAAGAATAGGCGTACGCCTCCTATACAGAGTAGCGATATGGTATTCGATATTATGAACGTTTTTATAGTCCATTGGAATTGATAAAAACTAAATTCTTAAAAAAACTATTCGTTTTCAAAGTAAACATGAGATTCATTATAATGGATCGGTTCACTGGAATTCGACGATATGCGAAAGGTTGGCACGTAGAACCTCCAGCACGTCTTCATACAAACATTGTTTTTGGATCTGGTAAAGATTTAACTCCTGACAATGTAAAAAAATATAACATTACACATGTGATAAATTGTGCATTTGATAAAGATAGTCCTTCATGGTTTCGTAATGCATATCCTCGGAATTATGTATGTATGAATGCGATTGACAATCTTGCGTGTGATATTCGAGAATGGTACAGTTTTTTTGAAAAATCTATGGATCAATTTCGTACAGATCCTACATCAAAAACAATCTATGTGCATTGTCAATGTGGGGTAAATCGCAGTGGATTTTTAACTCTAATGTATATATGTAAAAAATTTCATTATTCATTTGATAATGCTGTTCATGCGATTTTACGACAGCGTCCATCTGCTCTTACAAACCAATCATTCATGAAACAAGCAATGGAATTCTTACAGTAGTATAATGGCGAACCTTTCAAATAACTCTCTTTGGTCTGATATATCAAGCGGGTCTTCAAATGTTCAAACCGACTTACTTGGGCCTGATTATAGTTACGCTAACAATGTTCCAGGACCATCTTCATTAGGTGTTGGTAGTGATGGAACGTTTAGTCAGTTGGGGTCGAATGCTGGTGCTGTAGCAACATATGTAAAGACTATGATTTCAGGGGATCCTCCATTGGGAGATCAATACTTTGTAAATACAGGTGGTGTATGCATTGCTCCAGACAAGTCATTACAACCACGTTCAAACTATATTAACAATAAACCGCAAACACAAGATCTAATGCCTCCTGGATTAAAAGATTTAGGTTCAGATTTTAACGGATTAATTCCTGGAACAGTTGGAGATATTTCATCATTAAATCCACTTTATTTGTTCAGATCACTAACTGCAGACGCAGAACCTCCATGTAAGTGTTATAAGTGTGATGTTACATCCGGTGGTTCTACTGGATTTTTAACACCAGAATTAACCCCAGATTTTGATCCTGCGAATTGCCAAGAAGTAGATCCATCACAATGTGTAAAAATAAACGAAGGATTTACAGATTTTAATAAAATTACAATATCGCCGATTCCAACAATTCTTGCAATAATGGCACTGAGTTATTTCATATTTTCAAGGAATTAAATTTGAAATATAAAATGGATAACGTGTTTCGAATAAAAAAAACACGTGATAATTTAGCACGTCCTAAGAGTTCAGAAATTGTATCTGGTACTCTTGATTATATACATCAAGGAATCGTGAACAACATTCGTGAAAATACGATAAATCCGGATGATTTAAGTAAAATTATTAATGATAAACTGGAAGAAGTAAATGAACTGGATAAATCAAATATATTAAATGACACTTTAAAATCCTCTAAAATTCGTGAAGAAATCCATGAACTTAGACAGAAGATAACCCAAGAAGATCCTTTGAAAGAATACTACCTTAAAAATGCAGATTTAATGTTACAATATTATGGTTCAGCTGAAAAGATACATGTTGTTCAACAAAGTCCTGCGGATCAAAATACGTTTATGCGTTATTTGACTCCAAATTTAGGATTGGAAACGATTCAAGTATCGAAGAAGAAATTGTTTGAAGAATTTGCGAGTCGTATGAAATTAAATACAAGTTCTGACATATATGAAGAAAAACAGGTTATAGCAGAACATTGTGATCGATGCAACATTGCTCGTGAAGAACTTTTAGAAGAAGGGATTCTTGTTTGCCCTACATGTGGTTCTGAAGAGTACATTTTGGTTGTTTCAGATTATCCAAGTTTTCGAGATCCTCCAAAAGAACGCAATAATTATGCATATAAAAAGATTAATCATTTGAATGAAATATTGAATCAGTTTCAAGCAAAAGAATCTACGATTATTCCTGATGAAATTATGAACGAAGTAATTTGCGAGATACGAAAGCAGAGAATTCAGAATATAGCAACGCTATCTGAAAAAGATATGAGAGAAATTCTGAAAAAGCTCAATCGTTCAAAATATTACGAACACGCTACTCATATCTTATCGAGACTTAACGGAAACCCTCCTCCAACAATTACACCCGAGATTGAAGAAAAAATTCGAGCTATGTTTCAGGAAATTCAAGCACCGTTTCTTTTATATTGTCCGGATGATCGTACAAATTTTTTATCATATTCGTATATTTTGTATAAGTTTTTTGAACTTTTAGAACTCGATGAATATAAGATATACTTTCCTCTGCTCAAGAGCCGAGATCGCCTGATTCAACATGACCAAATATGGAAAAAGATATGTGATTATTTAAAGTGGGAATACATTCAAAGTGTTTAAAAAAAATCTTTTTGTAAGTCATGAACAACGTTTTTTACCGGACTTTACTATCACAAGCAGAAGGCCATTTAAAAGAATTACCAACATTCCTGCATAGGGTTCGTGTTGGCTTTATTCCCGAGAGGTCAATGGATGGCGCAATACACGAACTTCAAGAGGCTTTAAAATTGGTTCAACAAGCAAGAAAAAACCATGATGTATCATCCCAACAAAATCGACATATGAACTCAACATATTTTCCATTGAAGTAAAATTATACTATAATAAAAACCATGTTTGGTGTATATTAAAGTATTAGTTGCAGAACGAGTGTACTTCCGATGCTAAACGACAATCCCCGGACTGACATTGTTCATATCCTGGAGGACATGGGTTATTTACTCTTGTGCTTGGGTTCTCCATACCTTCGCGCATGAATGATTTTAGTGCATGTCCGGCAATGTGATGCACGATTCCAAAGATAACTGCATGGACCAATGCTTGTTGAAGCATAGATCCATGGGGTGGAAGACGAATTACAACGCCAGGAACAAGAAGATAGAACAGTACAGCATTAAAAACAATCCAACGCCACATTCTTTATTTAATTAGTCAGTTTTTGATTTTAGTCCGGTTTCGATTCCATACGTCTTACTACCTATTGGAATGCAATCTACTTCTCCTTTTTGATTTGCCCCCTCGACATAACCATTTGGACAAGAATCACCATAATTGTGCATTCCCTCTACATAACTACGATAATATGACATGACAAGAGACGTGACTACAGCAAACAATATAGCGTGAACCCCTAACACGGTCCACTTACTGCTACGAGATGGAACTACAGCAACTACTCCAGGAACAAATGTAGCAAAAAGAAGTGCTGAAATAAGAATTTTTCCCAAATCCATTTATATTTTATACGTAACTTTTTACATGCCCTTGAGGGTAGTCCATGCCCAACGCATGACTACGTGGTGGAGAAGTGCGAACAGGGCTGCGTGAACGGCCAGCACGGTCGTGCGAGAGCCACCGGGGGGCAGAGTTACCAAGACACCGGGAACGAAGGCGGCGAACACAAGAGCAGATAGAAGAAGTTTAACCCACATTCTTTTATTTTAGGTGAAAGAATCTTTCTTACATAAACATTTTTTGGATCCAGTTACGGTCAGCCTTGTATGTTTTACTTTTTGCGGGAGAAGTTCGCTTTGTATACGTGGATACTGCTTGAAGCTTGCGAAACGTTGATAAAGGACCATATGAACGCACTGCTTTCTTGAGAGCACGATGGCGAGCGGTTTTGCCTTTCTCAACAGAATAGCCTACACTTGTAAGCTTTCCTTCTTTGAGTTTCCCAATCCCGGGACCATGAAGAGATGCCCATTTTCCAGGAGCTCCGCGATCTTGAATACGACGAGCACGTACATGAACGCCTGACTTTCGAGTAAAGGCTCGGCGTGTAATCTTGCGACCACCATCTGGAAGATCGTCATCTGGAATAAAGCCGCCTTTCATTGCAGAACAACTCATTTATATTCATTCAGGATTTCCCTTTTTAGGACACGAAGAACATCCTGACGTAGCCACCTTCACAGATTGTGAAATATTCAATCCATATAGAACAATTGCAAGAACAAACAATACAATCGCCCAAATCCACATTTGTTTTATAGAAGGAGTTTTCACATTGGTAACATAACACAAACATGGGTATTCCTTTCTATTTCATGAGCCTTATCAAGGCACATAAGGGCATTGTTCAATCTGTGAAGCGTCATACACCTCTTCAAGTCGATGTTCTGGGTGTTGATTTTAATTGTTTGATTCATCGATACATTCAAGAACAAAAACCAGTTGAATCTGTTATTGAAGCATTTTCTCATATTTTGGAACACAGCTGTAAAGCTCGGAAACTAATCATTGCGTTAGATGGTCTTGTCCCCTATGCCAAAATCGTTCAACAACGATATCGGCGTATGGCCATAAAAACGGAGACTTCAATTTTTGATAGAAACCAAATTTCTCCGTATACTTCCTATATGCGTGAATTGGAAGCAGGATTGAAAGCAAAATTTCCATATGCTGTTTTTACAGGAACGCGTGATCCAGGAGAAGGTGAACACAAATTGATTGTTGAATTGAAAAAACTTCCAGAAAATGAACGTCGCAGTATTTGTATTTATGGGTTGGATGCTGATTTAATCCTCATTTGTCTTCAAAATCACAACTTGAGCCTACCACATAGTATGTATCTTCTGCGTGAATCAGATGAATTCAATGATTCATCAAATACAGCGATGTTTTCAACTCTTTCTGTATGGAAACTTCTTCATGAGCTTCCGTTGGAATTAAATCAATATATGGCACTTTCTATGCTTTGTTTTGGAAATGATTTTATGCCTAACTTAGCCATGTTTTCTTTGAGAGAAGATGGTTATGATCGAGCTCTTCATATGTATTCGGAGGCTGGAAATCCCGATTTGACTACAATTGAAGGAAGGCGAACATTTTTGGAATTTGCAGGAAAACGTGAACTGGAAGTTTTGACGGAACGTATTTCATTGCGAAAGAGGCCTGAAGAAAAGGCTATTTTAGGAAAAAATCCATCGATGATATCACAACGGTATGGTCTTCATGTTTTGGATGGTGTCCGAGATATGAATCCAGTTGTAGATGCTTTTTGGAAAACATTTCATTGGACATATGGCTATTTTTGCAACAATTCTACAACCAATTGGAGTTGGGTATATCCCTATGCTGATGCTCCTTTGATTCAAGATATTTTAAAGTATAAGGAAACATCCCCTATTGAAGAGAACCCTTTGAATTTTACAATTTCAAATCAGTTATCCTTTATTCTTCCACACTCATCTCTGCGTAAAGCAAAACGCAGAGTTCAGTATGAAGATGAACTGTATTCTGGAACTCGTAATCCTTGGATGAAACGACATGATTGGGAAATGAAGCCATACATATCTCTTCCATGGAATCCTATTTACCACCTAACCTCAGTTTCCCCCCTGTAATACGAAACCCTACAACTTTTGGCTGGTTTACAAAATTTGGAAACCCTTTCGAAACTTCATACAATTGTGGATTCATAGGAACGAGTTCAACTACGTTTGCAGTTCGTGTAAAATTTAAATCTGAATATGAAGTTTCCCGTTGTGACCAATAATCATTGTTAATTCTTATAAGTTCACGAGTTTGTCCTAAAGAAATAAGACTATCTCCTGTTTGCTGAGGAGACCATGTTACCATGAGATAGTTTAAATATGTGATTCTGAATTTAGCAGGTGATGTATTTTTTGTAGCATTTTTTAACGTTTCAATGCAATCTTGTAGCGTTTGTTGAAGTGGTTTATCAAGTCTTTTATTTACTGTATTATGCATTCTACAGAATGCTATAAATAAATCAAATTTGGAATTTGCCCATTCTGGATGCATTTGTTTGTATGTTTGAAACATCGAAGTAAAATGATTTTTACAGCTTGGACAAGTAATTGTTTGTTTAAAACATTCAAGAAAAATATTTAAAACTTCTCTGTCTTCTCTTGAAGGATTTGTAGGATAATTTGCAGAAATCGAATGAAGTGTCATCCAACCCAACGGACCCCATCGACTTGTCATTATTTAGTCAGAGGAAATGAATCCCGCAATCATACCGCCTTCTAACATTTCACGCATCATATTGATAGGTGTTGTATCATTTTTTAATAGTCCTGCTTTTTTAACTAAATGTTTTACCTTTTCATCACTCATTTTTGAGATTTTGTGACGTATTGTTTTTCTTTGATGGCGAACACCTTTGTCAGTAAGCAGTCGAATCGTATGCTTTTTCATGAATTTCTTAAGAGGTGGTGCCTTTGACGGATCTGTTACAGGTTTTAATGAAAACTTATTTTTCATACTTTTCAAAATCCCACGTGGAAACGTTTTTTGAGTCTTTTTATTACCAGCGACCGATGTTTCCACTTTCGGAACTGGCTTTGTCATTTCATCAACTTTCGTAATCGTAACAATTCTACTCATCTCTATTAAAAACGAATCAAGAATAGATTTACGCAGAACGTTTCATATTAAACTACCATGAACTGGGATTCTGTTTCTTCTTATTTTCAGACACAGGGCGTGTCAAAGCTTGTAGAGCATCAGATTGAATCGTTTGAAGATTTTATTCGTAATAAGCTTCCTTTGATTGTTTCGTCTACAGCTCCAATCATTGTTTGGCATGAACAAGATGAAATTACAAAAAAGTACAAATACGAATTTCGTCTTTCGTTTGAAAACATTACGTATATGAAACCGCGAATTCAAGAGGCTACTGGACGTATCAAACCTATGTTTCCTCTTGAAGCTCGTCTACGAAACTTTACATATGCTGCTCAAATGTTTTGTGATGTGCGTTTAATTGCTCGTACGCATAAGTTTGATTCGGTTGATGAGCAAGTAAAGATTTTCGAAGGAGTATCTCTTGGAAAGATCCCTGTGATGTTAGGATCTTCTCTCTGCTTAATGAAAGATTACCCGTTATCTAAAGAGGAGATTGGCGAATGCCCAAACGATCCGTTTGGTTATTTTCTGATTCATGGTAGTGAACGTACCATTTTATGCCAAGAAAAGGTAGCAGACAATCGTATCATGGTGTTTCAAAGCAAAAAGACAACAACAAAATATGAGTATTCTGTTGAAATGAAATCACTTCACGAGTCATTTACTACACCTCCAAAGAAGTTAGAAATTCGATTGAGTACAAAATTTAATGGTATGGGATATCCCCTTACATTGTGTGTTCCTCGATTCCGAGAAGATATTCCTCTAATGGTTATGTTTCGAGCATTTGGAGTTGAAAGTGATAAAGATATAACCGAACTTATTTGGGGTAAGACTTATGACAACGCAAAGGTTGAGTGTCTTGTAGCATCTTTCAAAGAATGTTCAGATTTAAAAATTTATACACGTGAAGATGCTATTCAATACTTAACTCATCATCTTCAATATGGTACAACATCTGAGGACAAAAAGGGATATGTTCGCTCACTTCTGGAGACTGAGTATCTTCCTCATGTTAAGTTTGGAGGAGATACAAGTCCTATTCAAACTCTGGAGGCTCGTAAGATGATGTTAACTTCATTGATGGTGCGTCGTCTTATTTCTGTCACAAATGGTGAAATACCTGTGGATGATCGCGATGCATACCAAAATAAGCGAATTGTAACCACCGGATCACTTCTTACTCATTTATTTCGTCAATTGTTTCAGAAAGTATGCAAAGATATTCGAAGCAAGTTTGTTCATGAAGTAAACAATGATACGTGGAAAAAGGGAGAGCCCCGTCCATTGGAAGTACTGAATGTAAACAATTTGTACAAAATTTTAAAAGTGTCAACCATTGAAGGTAAGCTAAAACAGGCTTTGGCTACTGGAAATTTTACAGTTCAAGGCTTGGGTTCATCTGCGTCTACATCAATTTCAAATGCAACGAAAGTAGGGGTTTCACAAGTTTTGAATCGATTATCATACTCTGCAACAATTAGCCATTTGCGTCGTATTCAGACACCAGTTGAGAAATCTGGAAAACTCTTAGCACCTCGAAAACTTCACGGATCTTCATGGGGATACGTTTGTCCAGTAGAAACACCGGAAGGCCATTCTGTAGGAATTGTGAAAGCAATGTCGATGCTTACTTCTATAAGTCAACATACTCCAGCATCTGTATCTCTAAATATCTTAACATCACTTGGAAATTTCATTGAGTGGATTGATAATATCAATTCACCGACAGAAGGAACCATGATTATGGTGAATGGAGTTATTATTGGTTTTACAAACAAACCAAAATTTGTAAATACATATCTTCGTAATGCAAAAAAAACATTTCAACTACACCCACATACATCAATTGCATGGAATATTACTGATAATTTGATTTCAATTGAATCGGATGGTGGTCGATTTGTGCGTCCGGTATTTCGTGTAACAAATGGAGTTTTGGATGTACCATGTGAAACACCGAATACATGGAATGATTGGATTTCTACTTGTGTAGAATACGTGGATTCGTCAGAGACGGAAGTGATTCGTGTCGCTATGATACCATCTGAAATCACACAGCAGCATACACATTGTGAAATTCACCCAGCTCTTATTCTTGGTCATATGGCATCTACGATTCCATTCTCAGACCATAATCAGTCTCCTCGTAATTGTTATCAATCTGCAATGGGGAAACAAGCAATGGGAATCTTTGCAAGAAATTATACGAAACGCCTTGATAAAAATGGCTATATTTTGTGTACTCCTATGAGACCTCTTGTGGAAACTCGTTTGATGAATATTTTGAATACCGAACAAATGCCGTCAGGTGATATGATTATGGTAGCCATCGGAATTTATGGAGGATACAATCAGGAAGATTCTGTGATTCTGAATCGTGCTTCCGTAAATCGAGGACTCTTTCGTACAATGTATTACACGATCTATAAAGATGAAGAACATCGAAATGTAACATCTGGAAAAGAAGAAAAATTTATGAAGCCTCGTCGTGAAAATACACGTGGATTTAAAACGTCATCATATTCTGCTGTGAATGATTATGGAGTTCCTATTCTTCATGCAGAACTTGGAGAAAATGATGTTGTCATTGGAAAGGTAACCAGCTTGAAAGGTG